TTAGCTTGCAGACCAATCAGAATACCACGGTCATCTTTTGCTTTTGAGATCTGAATCAGTGCAGCTTCCAAAGATGATTCTGCAAGATCAGAAGCACCAATGTAGTTTGACTGATTACCAGCACCAGCAGTTGGATGTGAAGCAGAGAACATTGCTACGCCATCGCCACCAACGTAAGCTGCGCTGAAGCCGTTGTTAAATACGTCAGCAGCTTTAACTTGCTTGGTGTTTGCCATAGCACGTGCCAAACCTCTTGCACGAAGTTTTGCAAATGTGTCATAGAGGTTATCTTCCATAGCCTCTTCTGTCACTGCAAATGCAAGTGCAATGGTTTCATGTGTATAGCGTGAAGTGTAGCTTTCCTGTGCATCGTCATAAGTAACGGCTGAACCTTCACCTTTAACAGGTGCAGTACCGAAACCTGTGAACAATACTTCTTCTTCAAACGCACGATCTGAATTTTCAGTTTCAAAAAGCGGTGCGTGTTCGTCAGCAACTTCCCCATATTCCATACCGAATACGGCATTAAGACCGGGGAGAAGCTCTTTTGCAATACTTGCTCTATTAATAGCCATTCTTTAATCTCCCTTATTAACCTAATAGGTATGCAGTAATGGTTGCAGGGGCAGAAACAGCAGCAGTCAAGAAGTTATCTGTATGCTGAATGAGTTGTACATTCAACTTCAAATAAGCGTTCTCAGCAGCTACAGCCACATCGTTGCCCGGTTCATCAACTGAATCCAATGTGCGACACATTGCGATACCAGTTGTACGAGTTGCAGCCTCTACACCGTGACCAGACATACCAGTAAAGGTTGAGCCTGTTCCAAGTGTTACAGCAAAGTTTTGTGAGCCGTGTAGGTCACCAGCAGTTACAGATGCATCTGCTTGTACTTCAAACACGGTACGTGAATCGTCAGCAACGATAGCTACAGCATTAGTAGCTGATGTTCCAGAAGGCCAGTACTTGCTGAACTTCTGCTCACCGTTAGCTTCGTAACGGCAACCCATAAATACGCCCTGAACAATTTCAGTTACTGTCGTAATAACTTCCAAATTCCCTGCATTGATACGGACAAGATCGCCTGTAAAAATATTAGCAGCGTAGGCTGAAGCAATAGGATACTCATTAGTACCTGTGCTGTTTGAGCCACTACCACGTTTACGAGAAGGTCGGAAGCCTGACAATGCTTTAGTTGCAGTCATTTTATTTCTCCCTTTTTAAAATTGCACACCAAGAAAAAAGTTCCGACCATTAGTTTCAATTAATCTTGAAATCTAGGTGATCGACCCCTTGTAACTTGGGTCTTACTATTATTACGAATTGGCATTCTTGAATCACTTGAGTTCATAAGTTGAGCATTAACAGCTTCAACCATTTCACGACTTTGATTCTCAAAATACCTTTGTCGGCTTTTAGCTTTTGCTAAAGGTATTTTAGCCAAGGCCAAATCTCCACGACAGATTGTACCTTCATACCGACCACTGTCCTTCACGATGGACGAATGCATTAGTTCGGGAACTTCATCTACAGAAACAAACTGCCAACCTTCTTGGAGTTTCTTTCCGATATTTTTGTAATCGTCTTGACCACGGCTAGTAATGCGGATCCAACGTAACTTTAAACCTTGATCAGCAAAACGATTTTCTACATCCTCTGGAATATCTAATAGATTTGGTTCTCTATATTCGTATTCCATTTCCCTAGAATTAAGTTCACGAGACTCTGCACTACGTGATGTTGTTGTATTACGTGCCATTTTAGTTTACCTCCACGCTATTAATTACCATAAACAGAAGTGTACTCACCATCGGATCGTTCCACTTTTAGTTTTTCTGCGGCGTATTGTTCAAGTGGTATACCCCATTTTTCAGCAAGACGAATATCTTCTTTTGAAAGTTTTACTTTCTTGCTATTAGATGAAGAGGTTGAAGTGCGTGATGCTCCACCAACCACTTGAGCAGGTGATGACGTTTCCTGCGTCCGTTGTGTTACAGGTGCTTCACCAAAACGTTCTGGAAATCGTTGCCGAAGTCTAGAATCAATCTCTTGGTAAAAATCTGTATCTGAAGGATCAAAGCCTTCTCCTTTTAGTTCATTGTCAATTTCCAATGCTAATGTAGTCATTACGGAATCTTGACCAAACCAAGGATTTCTACCTGCCCATTCAACTGCCAAACGATCATACTGTGCGGCTTCTTGTTGAATAGATCTTTCAGTTTGTTGAACAGCTTGCTGCTGAGACATTGTAAACTGCTGTTTATTTATCTGAAGCATTGATGCATCGTTTTGCGCCCGACTTAAATGTTCCTGCGCTTCTACAATGCGGTCCGTATCACCTGATTCCAAAGCTTGACGATAAGCTTGTTTAGCAATATCAATACGGTTATTAATGCTTGCTTCTGATGTTTCAAAATTCTTTTCAACAGAAGTTTCAATTTCTTTTTGCTTATTCTTTAATTGATCTTCAAGTTCTTTTTGACGAGCAATTAATTCAGCAATTTGTTCTTCACGTTCTTTTTTCTGACGTACTAATTGACGAATACGCTTTTGTGCGCCAGACTGTTGTTGTTCTTCCTGATCAGGCTTCTGATCTTCTACAGCTTCTGCTTGTGCTTCAGCTACCCTTTCTTGTTGAGTTTCAACTTCTGGTTGTTCTTCTTCACCTTCAATTTCAAACTCTACACGTTCTTCCTCTTTTTCGGCTTTGGAAGTATCTACCGTTGTCCAGTCATTATCTGACATTTATATTTCTCCTTTAACGTCATTTGCGAAGCTGACGAGTTACGCAATTGTTTTTATAATACAAGATAAGTTAGATATATACAATAGCTATCCAAAGAAAATCTTAGGTTTATTGCGTTTATTTAACCTTTTCTTGTGTCTTCCCGGCCTACGCTTCTTAGGTTTGCCATAAGAAGCTACCGCCAATGTATATGTTTTTGCCATTAGTGTGACAAATTATAGGTTGGGTCTAGTTCTTTTGGATCTTCAACAACCATAGAAATCTGGTCATCAAACAAAAGAATAAGACGAATACCTTTATAAAAGAACTTATGACCAGTATGTTTACCATAACATACATAATCTCCTTCGGAACACCATGCCCCATTGGGAAACTTGCTTGTATCTTGATAAGCACAGTCACCAACTTTAAGAACTTTACCTACCGTTGTAAGATAAGCAATGTCATTCTTTGTTGAATCAGGTAGAATAATACCACCTTTAGTTTGTTCTTTTACAGAAACAGGACGTACCAAAATGTGGTAGCCCGGAATATGTGGCAACACGGATGGATCTGGTGCATCACCTGCTGTAATCCATTCGTCATTCTTAATTGAATTGCCCATTGATACTGCTTGCATTTTTACTCCTCATCGTCTTCATATATCATTGTGTTTACTATATGCTTGATTTCTTC